CATATTCAACAGCACACCGAGGATAACATTGGTCTTCTCTTTCTGGAGGAACCACTGGAGGACGCTGCCCGAGGAATGATGAGCCTCTCCGCTGGTAAGCCACTGCACCTGCCCACCACTGACTATACGCAGGATGAGTGGGACAATTCCTTTGAGGAAACTCTGGCCACGGGCAGGTATGTGTTCTTTGATTCGTTTGGGTCAAACGATATAGACACCATCATAGACACCATCAAGTATATGTGCCACGCCTGCGGGTGTAAGTACATTTTCCTAGATCATATCTCTATCCTTGTCAGTGACCAGAGCGCAGGCGATGAGCGAAAGGCACTGGACGAGATCGCAACCAAGCTCAAGACCCTGACCATTGAGCTAGACATATGGCTGGGCATGGTCAGTCACTCCAAGCGCCCCGCTGGTAAGCCACACGAGGAGGGTGGACAGACCTCGCTCTCTGAACTCAGAGGCACCGCTGGCATAGGTCAACTGAGTAACATGGTACTTGGCTTGGAGCGGAACGGGCAGGACCCTGACCTGTACCTGCGTAACGTCACCCTGATTCGGGTACTGAAGAACCGTTTCTCTGGACTCACCGGCCCCGCCTGTCACCTGCACTATGACCGTGGCACAGGGCGCTTGACACAGATAGACGATCCTGCTACAGAGTCAGGGACAGAGTCAGACGCAGAGTCAGACGCAGAGGATTTTGACGAGGTACTATGATGAAGCGATTGTTCTTGGACATAGAGACAGATGGATTCAACCCTACCCGCATATGGTGCGTGGGAACAGTTATGGTGGAGGACAATGAGGATGGCACTACAACGGAGACCGCTAAACTATACACAGAGGGAGAGAGAAATCTCTTTACAACTCTTGCGGCACAAGCGGATAAAGTTATTGGGCATAACGCTATTCACTTTGACTTTCGCATACTTGATCTTCTTTGGGGTATACGTTTTGAACCAGAGCAGATGCTCGATACACTGGTCCTATCCCAACTTGCAAACCCAGTCAGAGAAGGGGGCCACTCCCTTGAAGCATGGGGAAGGAAGCTCTCTTTCCCAAAGGTAGAGTTTGATCCTTCCCTCTTCTATCAAGGATACACAGAGGAGATGGGACTGTACTGTATGCAAGACACCAAGCTGACTTGTAAACTATACAAGGTGCTGAAGACTGAGCTACACAAGTTCAGTGGAGACTCCATCAAACTAGAGCACCGTGTCCGCATGATACTGAGCGAACAAGAACTCAATGGCTTTGCCCTTGACCAAGAGAACGCCTGCATACTGGTGGCAGAACTGAACGACGAACTGGTACAGATCAAGGAAGATATGCAGAAGGTCTTTCCCCCTGCTGAAGTACAGTTGAAGACCAAGGTAAAGTACATCCCCTTTAACCCCGGTTCTCGCAAGCAGGTGGGAGAGCGCCTGATGGAGAAGGGCTGGGTACCAGTGAAGAAGACTGACCTAGGAACCCCTGTGCTAGACGAGGGCGTGCTATCTGGCATTGACATGGAAGAGGCCAAGATAGTTGGCAGGTACATGATGCTCCAGAAGAGGATCGCACAGATCAACTCTTGGATAGACGCCGTAAACCCTGAGACAGGGAGGGTACACGGGAAAGTCCTAACCCTTCGCACAATCACAGGGCGCATGGCCCACGCCTCTCCTAACATGGCACAGGTACCCGCTGTGTACTCACCCTATGGGAAGGAGTGCAGGAGCCTGTGGGTACCGGGCCTGCCTAAGAAGCAGAACCTTGTGGGTATAGATGCATCTTCCATTGAACTGAGGATGCTATGTCACTACATGAACGATCCAGAGTACACAGAGATCGTGGTCTCCGGTGACATACACACAGCTAACCAAGAGAGAGCAGGTCTAAGCTCACGTTCCCAATCGAAAACATTTATCTATGCATTCCTCTACGGTGCAGGCGCTGCCAAGATCGGGAGCATAGTGGAGGGCAGTGCCAAGGACGGGCAGGAACTGATAGATAATTTTCTAGAGGCTACCCCTGCCCTACAAGAGGCACGGCACAGGGTGATCCTGACCGCTGAGAGAAGCGGGATCATCAGAGGACTAGACGGGAGGATGCTATGGATCAGGTCACCTCACGCTGCCCTGAACACGCAACTGCAAGGGGCAGCAGCGGTGGTGATGAAGCGAGCACTCCTGATCTTTCACAAGGAGTTAGCGTCTTCGCCTTGTGCAGGGAGGGCAAAGTTTGTTGCAAATGTTCACGATGAATGGCAGTTAGAGGTTGACAAACCCCTGTCGGATATGGTAGGTACACTGGGAATAGAAAGTATCAAGAAGGCAGGAGAGTACTACAAATTAAATTGTCCACTGACAGGCGAGTACAACGTAGGTACCAACTGGGCAGAGACACACTAGGGCGAGCGAAGTAAAGGAGAATAGTACATGGTAAGTTTAGTAGCATTGATGGCCTTTATTGGACTGTCAAATCCAGAGTTCAAGGACAAAGTAGAAGAGCAGGTAAACAAGGGATACACTTGGGAGTACGTGGGGTACACCCCTTGGAGTCAGGAGAAATCTCCAGCACTACTGATTGAACCTCACCCGGAGTCTGACTTCCCTCCCTTTGTTTTATTTAAACTTAGTAAACCAGAGGAGGCTAAATAGATGGACCACGTTGAAACAATAAGGACACTGGAGCACAACGTATCTGAGGTGACAAAGCAGTTGTACGACTCTTACAAAAGAATAGCAGAGCTAACACAGGAGCGAGACGATCTGATGCACCATCAACTGTCGTCCAGTGAAATTACAAGCAAGGGAAAAAAAGTATTGACAACCTACGTTGAAGATGCTATGAACTGTAACATCAAAACATTCCAGAATATTCTGGGCAAACTTAAAGGAGTTTAGATAACATGCCAATTGTACAAGGTACAGCTTACTGGGCAAAACTTGATCCGCAATCACCAGCACAGAAGTATCAGACTACTTCTAAAGAGGACACCGAGTGGTGCCTTGACCTTGGACTGGATGCCAAGGCAGTCAAGATGATAGAGGGCATGAACCCCTCTGCCTCTGTCAAGGACGGGAAGAAGAAGAACCATGCCAGTGGTGGACCCTTCTTCAAGTTCAAGAAGAACGCCTTCACCCGAGAGGGCAAGCAGCTTCCTGCTCCCCGTGTGGTGGACGCACAGAAGAATGATATCTCTGGCACCGCCATTGGTAACGGGAGCAAGGTCAATGTTCTCTTCCGTTCCAAAGAGATGGAGCAAGGACAGTGGGCAGGTAAGAGCGTGTTCTACCTAGACGCTATCCAAGTTCTTGAACTGGTACCCTACGATGGGCCAGCACACGAAGATTTCTCCACCGTGGACAGTGGGTACACGGGAGATGAAGACTTCTCCAACGAGACCAACGAAGACAAAGGACTCTAGGAGATGGTAGACAGCAAGATTGATTCTCTTCTGGTGGATATCAGCAATCGTTTAGAAGAGGGTAAGGGACCAGCGAAGGACAATCTTGCTGTCTTCCTAGAAGAAATAAAGGAGGTGATGGAAAACTTTTTTGAAGAGAGTACCAACCGTGACAACAGGGGGAAGCTAAGACTATCAGCGGTTGGAAGAGAGGACAGAAAGCTCTGGTACGATTACCACGGGTACGAGAAAGAACCTCTGAGTACAGATGCGCGTATCAAGTTCTGCTTTGGTCATCTGCTAGAAGCTTTCGTCCTTCTCCTTGTCAAGGAAGCAGGTCACAGTGTAAAGGATTGTCAGAAAGAAGTAACAGTGGGGCAGGTCAAGGGACACATAGACTGTCTGATAGACGGTGAGCTAGTGGATGTTAAGTCTGCCTCTCCCTATGGATTTAAAAAGTTTGTTGACGGGAGCATACTGAAGGGCGACGATCCCTTTGGCTATATGTACCAGCTAAGTTCCTATGGTAAAGCACTGGGAAAAGAGAAGGGTTACTTCCTGTCCATTGACAAGAGCGGGGGAGGACTCAACCTGCTAGAGGTACCGCTGGACAGAGTGGACCCTGTTCAGAGAATAGGGTACCTGAAAGAGATTATGCCCCATGATCTTCCCCCTGCCCGGTGCTACTCAGAGGTAGAAGAAGCATCAGGTAACAGGAAGCTGGGGTTCAACTGTAAGTACTGTGACTTCAAGTCAAAGTGCTGGGAAGATTCTAACAACGGACAAGGTCTCAGGAAGTACAACTACTCCCGAGGACCTGAGTACTTCACCCATGTGCAGCGGGAACCCAGAGTAGAGGAGGATTTCTTTTGAGCGCGGCCCCTAGACCAGACCAATCTATCATCTTGTCTTACCAAGAGTGTAAGTTCTGCTCCTCCTCCAACGGTTTTGTCTTCTATGATAGCCACGGTTACTGTTACACTTGTAATGAAGTATGGTTTGGAGAAGACTACGACCAAGCACTGGAGGATATGAACGAAATGCACTGGACTTTTAGAGATGACAAGACACGGGTCTCTGACCCTGATCACTACTTTGGTTTTGTTTACCTGATCACCAACAAGAAGAACCAGAGGAAGTACGTGGGGTGTAAGCAGTACTGGCAGATGCGTCACAGGAAAAGGTACAAGCCTTCCAATTGGAAAGTATACACTTCTTCTTCCAAGGAACTGTGCGCTGACATAGAGAAGATCGGGAAGAGAAACTTTAAGTTTGAGATCATACAAGAGTACGAGACCAAGCGAGGCCTACACTACTACGAGCAGTACTACCAGATGAAGTACCATGTACTCACCGCTGTGCTAGAGGGAACAGACCAGAAGGAATACTATAACAAGAACGTGGGAGGGGTCAGGTTCTATGTTCCTTTGGAAGTATATGAAGACCCTGAGTACAAAAAGAAAAGGAGTGCATCTGCTAAAGCTCAGTGGACTGATCCTGAGTTCAGAAAGAAAAGGAGTGCATCTGCTAAAGCTCAGTGGACTGATCCTAATTCTGCTTTAAATTCTCCTGAGTTCAGAAAGAAAAGGAGTGCATCTGCTAAAGCTCAGTGGGCTGATCCTGAGAACAGAAAGAAAATGAGTGCAGCCGTATGTAAAGGTCCCTACAGAATTACCTTTGACACTGGTAGAGAAATTACCATTGACAATCTTACTAGGTGGGCAAAGAGTAACGGGTATAGTCAAAGTGCTCTCTCAGATTTGTTAGGAGGAAAACCTAGGTTTGATAAAAGACGTGGTAAAGATTATAAAGTTACTAAACACAAGGACATAGTAAAGGTAGAAAGAATAGGAGAAAATCCCAGTGACATGGGGGAATAGTTATGAAGGCTCCTCTTTTGCCATTGAGTCTGTACTGGATGAAGGAGTTCACGATTACCATTCACCGGAGAGGGTACTATTTCTGTGTGTCATTCTTCAGCAACTGCTTGACGCAACTAAACCACTACACCCCGGTGATAGTACCTATACTTCTGTCAACAGGGAGAGAGCTAGGTCTTGGCTAACCACAGACGTAGGCGTAACAGCGGAGGACAAGGAAGAGGTTTGTTTTCTTGCAGGAATTGAACCAGAAGCCTTGACAACCTACGCAAGAAAGGTTATAGATACAAAAGAAGTTCCGTTTATACGCAAGAGAATCAATGCAATACTACATGAACCTATCACAGTGGTTGAAGAGAAAGAGGAGACGGTAGCACATGACAAGGAAAGCAACAGAAGGACAGGTGGGTGGTACTCACTATAGAGAATGTAAAATTCAACCTGTTCAATATATTCACGCCAACAAGCTTGGATTCCTAGAGGGAAACATAGTAAAATATATTACCCGCCACCGTACCAAGGGAGAAGGTGCCTTGGATATTCTTAAAGTAAAACACTATGCAGACTTGATCCTTCAGCTTGAGTATGATATGAACACAGAAGAAGACGCTGTTCTTCTTTCACAAGAGGTACATTCAACATGGACCCCAGACTCTATTTGACAGAAGAATTTATTATGTTTGACGGTGAGCCTGTTGCCAAGGTGTGGGACGGGGCAGACGAAATATTAGTTAAGAAGTTTGAATACTTCTTACAGGACCTAGAGGAGATCATTGATGAACATGGGCCAGACTCAGCAGATGCTTGATAATCAGATTACCCTACCCAGTAACTACCAAAGCTTTATTCATATGTCTCGCTACTCCAGATGGCTGGAGGAAGAGGGGCGTAGAGAAACGTGGGAAGAAACCATTGACAGGTATCTCTCCTTTATGGTGAACCATTTGAAAGAGAACTTCTCCTACTCTCTCTTTGGCGTGGAGTTAGCTGACATTCGGAGGGGGATGCTGAACCTAGAAGTACTGGGTTCCATGAGAGCACTGATGACAGCTGGCCCTGCGCTGGAGCGTGAGCACGTGGCAGGGTACAACTGTTCTTACCTCCCTGTGGATTCACCCCGTTCCTTTGACGAGTGCCTGTACATTCTGATGAACGGCACAGGGGTTGGTTTCTCTGTTGAGCGCCAGTACATCAACAACCTGCCCACCATACCTGACCAATACTTTGAGAACACAGACGATGTTATCTCTGTCACTGATTCCAAGGAAGGGTGGGCCAGAGGACTACGTGATCTTATCTCTCTCCTGTACACCAACCGTATCCCCAAGATAGACACCAGTAAGATACGCCCTGCCGGTGCAAGGCTCAAGGTCTTTGGAGGGAGGGCTTCTGGTCCTGCTCCTCTGGAGGAACTGTTTGACTTCACCATCCAGACGTTTAGGAAAGCCAAGGGTAGAAAGCTTACCTCCATAGAGTGTCACGATATCATGTGCAAGGTAGGCCAAGTGGTGGTGGTAGGCGGTGTCCGTAGGTCTGCCTTGATCTCACTCTCTAACCTCACTGATGAGCGTATGCGTATGGCTAAGTCAGGTGACTGGTGGGTGGACAACCAACAGCGAGCACTCTCCAACAACTCTGTCTGCTACACAGAGCGCCCTGACATGGGTATCTTTATGAAGGAATGGCTCTCCCTCTACGAGAGCAAGAGCGGTGAGCGAGGTATCTTTAACCGTGCCTCTGCACAGGTGAAGGCAGCTTCCAACGGTAGGCGTGATGGGAACATAGAGTTTGGCACTAACCCTTGTTGTGAGATTATCCTGAGACCTTACCAGTTCTGTAACCTGTCAGAGGTTATCTGTAGGGCAGACGATACCATTGATACGCTGAAGAACAAGATCAAGCTGGCCACTATGCTGGGCACCTTCCAGTCTACACTGACAGACTTTGGCTACCTGCGTAAGCGTTGGAAGGATACCACAGAGGAGGAGAGGCTACTGGGTGTATCTCTGACAGGTATCATGGACTGCCCCGCTGTGTACGATGCCTCTCCAGAGGCTCTTCAACAACTGAGAGACGTGGCTGTTAAGACTAACAAGAAGCTGGCAGAGAAGCTAGGCATCAACCAAAGCACCGCTGTCACCTGTGTCAAACCCTCTGGCACTGTGTCTCAACTTGTTGACGCTGCCTCTGGTATCCATGCAAGGCACAACCCTTACTATGTCAGGACAGTCAGAGGAGATAACAAGGACCCCCTGACCATGTTCCTGAAGGACAAGGGTGTACCTTCAGAGCCTGACTTCACAGCGCCTGACAATGTAACTGTGTTCTCTTTCCCCATGAAGAGTCCAGAGGGTGCCATCTGCAGGTATGACATGGGAGCACTGGAACAGCTAGAACTCTGGCTCAAGATTGCAGACAACTACTGTGAACATAAGCCCTCTGTCACCATCTCTGTCAAGGAACATGAGTGGCTAGAGGTAGGGGCATGGTGCTGGGAACACTTTGATTCTCTCTCTGGTATATCCTTCCTCCCCTTCTCTGATCATTCTTATAAGCAAGCCCCTTACCAAGACATAGACAAGGAAGAGTTTAAAGACTTGACAGAGAAGATGCCACCTGCTATAGACTGGTACGAGTTACAAGACTATGAGAAGGAGGACACCACCACTGGATCACAAGAGCTTGCCTGTGCAGGTGGAGTGTGTGAGATAGTAGACATAGGAGCCTAGGGTAGATGACATATACAATTGACATGAGCGAAGAGATGGCAGAGAAAATTACCTCTGCTGTGCTGAGACAGATCAGGAAGGAGACCACTTCCGGTGGAGTGATGGAAGCCTGTGCCATTGTTCTTACTCATCTTGAACCTCTTAACAAAGCTATTCTTACGAAAGAGTTTAAAGACTCAGGCTTTACAGATGACTTTGGAACACCATTGGAGTAGATAAGAATATGGAAGTAACACTGATAGACCACATGGGCACAGACCTCTCAGTGGTGAACGCTGCAAGAGTTTCCTTCTCCAAGGAATCTGAATGGGAGAGCATCACTCCTGCTGGTCCTGTTAGTAACCTGCTAAAAGAATCAGACGAGAAGCTGATCAAGTACCTTGCCAAGCACAATCACTGGACTCCCTTTGGCCACTGCTCTGTCTCCTTCAGGATCAAGGCACCTATCTTTGTGGCCAGACAACTGGGTAAACATCAGGTGGGTCTGGTATGGAACGAGGTGAGCAGGAGATACGTGGATAGTCAACCTGAGTTCTACTACCCTGAGTACTGGAGAGGTAGACCCACTGATAAGAAGCAGGGAAGTTCTGAAGAGGAGGTGGACATAAACCCTTCCACAGGTACAGGTCCTTCTCTTGTGAGTGATTATGAACAAGCCATAAGGAGATGTATGTGGACCTACGATGAACTACTTAGGAAAGGGGTAGCACCTGAGATGGCACGTATGGTGCTACCCCAGAGCATGTACACTGAGTGGTACTGGACAGGTAGTCTTATGGCCTTTAGCAGGGTGTGCTCTCTTAGGATCAAGCTAGATGTACAAGAGGAGACCAGAGACATTGCATCTTTGATAGACGTAGAGTGTGAGAAGCTTTTCCCCGTGTCTTGGGAACAACTGATGAAGCTTCCGTAGCTCAATTGGATAGAGCAACAGACTTCTAATCTGTAGGTTGCAGGTTCGAGTCCTGCCGGGAGCGCCAACAACGGAGTATAAAAGATGAGGCGAGGATGAAAACGATTACACTCAGAGTTGAAGACTGTGACCAAGTTGTCATCGACGATCTGAAATATTCTTATCATATAAATAATCAGTTTGATAAGGTTGATTGTTCAAATGACGTTCTTGAGCCAGACTACGAGTTACTCAAGTCAATTCTAACTGTGCTTGCATACTATATGACACACGAGGATTATGAAGAGTGGATAGAAATGAACCAGATGGTGAAAAAAAATGACTGATATGATGGATTACTATGAAGAAGTACTGCTCCTTCGTAAGAAGGTTGAGAAGTATGAGACTATTTTAAAACATGCAATGGCTGAAAAGACTGGTGTGTTCTTCATCTGTGGTGCGTCAGGTGAGAAGGATAGCATGGGGTTGCCTGAGCGGATTATGGTTTGCCCAGCATACGGACTAGATGGTTTTGCATCATATAAGAAGTATAGAGACTATGACGCACCCGGCTGGTGAGGTAAGATAAAACAACTGGGAGAGAATATAACACTTGATAAAGAAAACTAGGTGTGCTATATTTTAATTGAGATGCCGAGTTGTCGGGTCTCTTAACAACTTGCTGAAAGGAGTTTACATTATGAATGATGAACAGTATCGTATGACCACTGAGGTACCCTTTACCGTCTCCACTTCTATGTTCAACAGGATGCTAGGCATGAACAACCTAGTAGCTGCTCTTAACAACATCAGTTATGAAGATAACAAGTATCCCCCTCACAACGTATACAAAGACGGTGATAACTATGTAGTGGAGATTGCTCTTGCTGGATGGGAAGAGGATGATATCTCTGTCATTGTAGAGAACCTTGAACTTACCGTCAAGGGTGAGAAGCAAGATTCATCTAGGACTGAAAAACAAATGTCTCACAAGGGTATATCTACCAAGAACTTTAATAAGAAGTTTGTTCTTGCTCCTCACTACGTGGTGACAGACGCTACATTTAAGAATGGACTACTGATCATTGAAGTCAAGCACTTTCTCCCAGAAGAACTAAAGCCTAGAGAGATTAAAATCTCTACTTAGTGCATACCTCTTCCCATGTTTCATTATGGGTAAGAATAGTTCTAGCTGTGGTTGGCGTGAGCCTGTCTTCTTTTTCAATGAGGATGGGCTTCACCCAACTACAGTTATTCTGGCTTGCCCCAACGCTTACGCAGCTGCTCGTTGACAGCGTCACTAGTAATACGATCAATCCTTCTTTCAACTTCATTGGCTCTCTCCACCATCTTTGATTCATTCTCTAGTACATCCACCTGTGCAGATTTCTTCCCTGCTCTGTAGGCAAAGAGCATGGGCAGGAGCTTACCCAGAAAGCCTATTACATTTCCTACGATGGAGAGCACTGGCTCAGACCTTAGTCAGTTGGGTGAGGACCATCAAGAGGGTGTTCATTTTTTGGCTTCATCTACCTTTTCTACAGTACCCTTTACCGTCTCCACTTCTACTTTTTCAGGCACAACAACACCGCTTTCCTTGGTCTTTCCAAAGGTAAGCGAAGCCCACTCTACTAATTTGTAAACCTTTCCTAGCACAGTGTCAGGATCAGGAGTCTTGGTACCTGCTACAATTAAAGACGCAACCACTACAATGCCCATCACTGCTTCAATAATCTCAGCTTGGTTATTTAAAATAGTTTCAATCATCCTCTGTTATCTCCTCTGTATAGTTTTCTGTGCCGCTTAATATCTGGTGCTTGATGTATTCTAAAACAAAAACCAAAGACGTAGACCTTATGTTACCTGCCATGATGTCTTCTACTAATTCACCGTCTTTGAACAAGAGCGTAAGCGTACCGTCTATCTCATCATTGTCTAATCTTTTCTGAATAAGCTTAACACATTTGTCTAGATGCTGCAACGCTTGCTCTTTCCCCACAGAGTTAAGCGTCCCGTCATTGTTAATCATTGTAGAATTTGTAAAATTAATCACATCCCCCACGAAGAATACCCTTTCATTTCTACTGGTTTCTCTATCTCCCAGAGCTTTAATCCCATTCCTTTACCCTTGAACTGGAGGATCAGGTCCATCTCGTTGGCAGTTTTAAACAGTTTCTCTAGGTCTTGTCCACCTGCCAGTAGTTCTCCCGTGGTCCAGTAGTTCTCGTCTCCCACAGATACATTGAGAAACTTAGGCTTACCCTCTTCGTCCATCCCCTTCTGTAATTCTTCACTGGGTTCTCCTGCTAGGCTCATGTCAAACCCATAGAGGTGAAACTCTCTGAAGCCTAGCGTGTGTCCAATGCCAATGGTCCTGAGACCAGCGTTGGTACCCCCGGTGATCATCAGAGCGTCCTCTCCTGATCCCTCTATGCCTCCCTTCACTGCCTCTGAGAAAGCGTGCCAGCCAATGATACTGGCTCCCCTCTCCTGTAGTAGGTCCACCACAGAGGGATCAGTCATGGAAGCCACCAAGAAATGTGTTCTAGGGTTAATAGAATCAAAGAGAGTGCTCCTGACTATCCCGTGAGTGGAGACACCTTCAATAGGTCTGGGGTCCAGTAGGGTACACGCCCAAGGGATCAGGCCCTTCTCCATCAGCATGGGCAGCGCGTGTTTGACACAGACAATCTTTACAACCTTGTTGGCTTCCTCCAGCATCTCTTTATCTTCTTTGACCTTGTCAACGTCAAGAGATGGACCAGCAGAGACAACAAAGATAATCTCGTCATTGATCCTGCACCGTGAGTTAATCCACTTATCAATCTTGGGTAGGTTAGCCTTGATGTTATTTTGAATATCATCAGAGGGCATACAATCCTTGGGGTGTACAATGATAGGAACTCTGGCCTTGTACTTGGGCAGAGACAGGTCCACCACCACGCCTAGGTGAGTGATGCCCCCGCCCATGACAGGATCATTGGAGGGAATGACGTAGACATAGGCGTCCTCTCTGTTCTTGATCTTCTCTGTCCACAGTTTATTGACGCCCCTGTGCTCCTCTTCTGGCTCCCTGTCGTGTTCATCCTTGGAGAAGTAATCGTCCAGCACAACTATCTTGTTATGCTTCAGCTGTTTGTAATCGTGTGACACAGTGTCATAGGAGTGGCCCCCGTCAATGAACACAAAGTCAGCCTTGGGTTTACCCTTCAGGGTCTGGTTGGTGTTACCTTCAATCAGTTTAAACTCAAAAGTCTTACCTTCTTTAGCCTTCTCCATGGCATATTCTGTTAGTCTTTCAACCACAGCTTCAGTTGTATTGGTTGCCTTGGAGTTAAACTCTAGCTTGTTAAGCTCTGGGGTAGTGGTGCCAAAGAGATCATACCCTGTGTAGGTAACCTTATCAGTGTGCTCAAAGGCAGCGTCTGCCATCTGAATAGCCCTACCTCCGTTGTATGTACCTGTCTCTAGGAAGCTCTTGCACTTGTAGAAGGAGATCATCTCTGAGATTTGTTTGTATCTCTTGGCAGTTTCTAGACTCACGTCTGAAGAGGTGCCAAACTTCTGGTTACCCTTAAAGTGTTGCATCTTTGTAGACAGGACAGAGGTTGCAAAGGCATTCAGATCAGGTACATCTGGTGTAAGGTTCAGAGCTTTCAGCCCGTGGTACTGGTGGAGCTTCAGTAGCCTGTCAAAGATAAATCCATCGTGCCACTCTCTGTAGGCAGTGACTTCTCTGTTGTCATAGGTTTCTCTAAAGTCAGAGAGAAAGTCTACAGCGGGGCGGCGCTTCAGGTTAAAAGCAATGAAAGAAGTTTCACTATAGTCCACAGCAGTTCTGCCAAGGTGTACAATGTCATAGGAATTATCACAGATACCATCCAGAAACTCAGAGTCTACATCTGCAAAGGTCACAGTGTCAGCGTCTAACCAGATGAGCCAGTCTTTGTCCTGTATCAGGTGAGGATCAGAGGCTGTCTCTGTCAGTGCGTAGATTTTATGACACCACTTGATAGCGTCTAGTCTCCAGTTGTATTGTATCTTCTTACCTTCAGTACCATTGTGAACCTTCATAGCTTCTCTGTAGTCTAGCATGTCCTGAATGTTATTCAGGTTAGAATAGTTGATACCCTTGGAGGGAACATCTAACTCTTTAAAGTTACGGTAGAACGCTGCCTCTTCAAAGTCATGGTACCAAGCGTGTAGCTGGATATCTTTATCCCAGTGCTTGTCAAAACTATTGAGCATGTTACGCGCATAGACTTCTAACCCTTCAGGATTAAAAGAAGTTACAATGTCATATTTATTTTTCATTACTTAGACTATCTCCACTATTTTTCTAAAGCTGCTCTGACTAAATTCGTAGTGGTCAAGTTCTCTTTCCCACTCTTCAGCAAACTCACTGTCTTCATAGTTATCAAGCCAAGGACCACCAAGACTAAAATGCACAGCGTTGATATTATTAATCCCGTGGCTAACACCGGGAATAAAATTCCAACTATGAGGTAGGCTCCCAATCTGTTCATCACTGTCAAGCCAGCAGAAGTTGTGTAAGTTTGCACCTGTTTCACTGTTTACCATTACCTCGTCTAGTCTATCATTAGCTGGGTGGTCCAAGTTGTAGAGTACAAAGGAAGACCACAGCTTCTTGTTGTAGTTCTGTTGTAGCATCCCATCCATCTTGATGGTTTCTTCAGGATCATAATTATGTTTGACACACATGACCGCATACTTATCATCACAGTAATTAAATACCTCGCACACATCAGAGAGAAAAAGAAAGTCGCAGTCACAGAAGAGCACCCAGCCAGAGAGGTTATTTCTTCTGGCTATTTCAGGTACAAGAAATCTAGTATGAGAAAATTCTGTGGAGAAAGGTCTGTTGTCTACATCGTCCCAGTACTGTCCGTCCTCGTCTATCTGCCAAGCACGGTAGAACAACTTGGCATGTCGAAGGGTTCTGTGATAGACAGGTGTAATCTCCACAGGGGTGGAGGACCTACGAGTGATGGAGTGAGAACAGACCTTGAAAGGAATGTGTTCCCTTGAGTCATACCCTAGGAAAACGTGCTTGGTTATATCTCTGAGTTCATTCTGCATACCCTACATTAGCAGGGAGATCAAGCTTATAAAATAAAAAAATTAACGAGGGTCTGTTACTTTGCGAACTGCCATTAGTTCTGGCCCACCTCTGTACCTACCAGCAGGAGACACCTGATTAATGTAGCGGGTATGTGATGTTCTTCTTATATTATAACTAGGATCAATTTTATCCCAGATGTTCTTTTGATCCCTGTCGTGGTCTCTTACTTCTTTAAATAACTTTTCTATCTCTTCCTGTACCTCTCTCTTCCCTTCTGCAGAATCAGTATTCTTTTTTTCTACCATCAATCTAAGAATCTTATCAAGGTACTTGTCTTTAATTGCATTGCTCTTGGTGGCAAAAGCTTTTTCTCTGTAGAGCCTGTCTCTGGGACCGTAAACATTTTCAGATGCAAAGCCAAGGGTCATCAGAGCAAGATCGTGAGGACCTAGCCCATCTGCCAAGACCCTACCTTTACCTGTGAATACCCCGTCTTCTCCTGCTTCCCAAGCATTGACAGCATTTTGTACCACGGCCAAGGGGGTAAGCCTAAGAATAGCTTTACCATAGTCATTTCTTTCAAAGGCGTCAAAAGATTTACCAATGGCGTTTGTAAAGAACGCTCCCGAAGGACCAGAGAGAAGAGAACCTACGCCCATCTGACCTGTTGCTGCTTCTATGAAAGATCGGAAAGGAGATAGAGATACGCGCTGAGATATGTCCACTCCTCCCCATGCTTTGATAGGACCTCTGGCAATTGCCTCTGCAAGAGACAGGGCCTCTGGTCCAAAGGCACTTGTCATTATGTCATAGAAGGCAAGCTCCATATCTGCTTGTTGAAGGTTAAGAGAAATTCCAATGGGTGATCTTACCAGTGCCTTTATAACTTCTTTTATATCATCTGCAAAGGGAAGACCAAACATACCTCCTAGGATAACTTGAGGAAGGATAAGGAAGGCAAGTGTTCTTCTTCCCTGTGGGGTCAGGTTGACAATACCAGAACGGAAAGTCCCGTAGTTTGCTCCACCGTACCTTGTCATGGCATTGGCATACACCTCTAGCATCATGGTGACAAAGGGAATAAACTGGAGAGTGACACCTCCTAGACCTTTACCTGCAAAGGCAAGACGAGGTCTGTTGAAAGCACTAAGATTAAACTGGCTCTCGTCTATTATATATTGCATACCGTCTTCTATCTCTACCAACCTGTTAGCATTTTGACTATCCACACCACTGGCAGTGTTACGCGCAAACTCTCTAAGAGGTCCCATGCCTTCAGAGGAAGCCTTCACAGTGTTGTACGTGGCCAAGGCAGCTGCTATTCTATTGGCAATCTCAGTGGTAGAGTAGACACCGTCCACCAACTGTTTACCATTTCTGGCAAACTTTTTAAACCTATCTACTTGCTTAGGGTCTAGGCCACTTGCCATGTCTTCTACTTTATTTAACTGCAGCTTATCATACCAGAAGTCAGTGGTAAGATCAGCGTTCTGACTCAGGGCTGCGGTGTTAATTCTACCCAGTGATCCCCTCTCTTGGAGAATATAAAGCTTATCAAACTGATCTCGCCCCTCTTCTACGGTACGAGCAGCGCCAGTTTTTTTAAGGATCATTGCTACTTCTTCTCTGTCTGACTTGAGAAAAGCTTGGTTCCTGTAGTAAAAAGCAGATAATCTAGCAGCAGCTGCCGCTGCCTTGGCAACTTTAGGCTGATAGATTTTACCATAGGCACCGTAGAGAAGAGAAGCAGTGACAAAGTTCTGGGTCAGGTTAAGGAAAGAGGAGGAGAAGTTACCTCCTAGAAAACCATAGAAGGCAAAACTCTTCAGAGCAGAGGCAGCACCTTGAGGAGTGATGGTGTTATCCCACATTGACTTTGCCACTTCTCTTGGAGATGCAGAGGAGTACCATTTAGGATCGTCTAGTAACCCCTGCTTGTCTCCTAGTTCTCTTAACCTGTCTATCTCTGCAGTTGCCGCGTCCTTTGTTCTTCCCTTTGCCACGTATCTTCCAAGAGAAGTAACATATTGTGCCCACGCATTATCGTGGTAGCTCTCTTCGTTCTCTGGAGTTATATAACCGGGAATGTTCTGACGATGCTGTTTAAATCTTTCAAAGCCAGCGGTCTCTCTTCTTTTCCTATAGTTTCTTCCCAACATTCTGATGTATTCACTAGGGTCTTTGATTGTCTTCTGTGTACCTTCTATGGGAGAACCGTCCCCGTCTACCTCCACACCCTGAAAAAGTATTTTATTTCCAGAGTAGTCTTGGTTAAGAGAAGCTTCGTGTATAAGAATACTTTCCAGTATAGATAAATTGTTAAGCTCTTCTCCCAGTACAATAGAAGAATTCTCGTTTTCTTTAAAAGAGAACTGTATATCTGCATCAGGGTAGAAACTACGAAGATCACTCTCGTACTTATTCTTTGTCCACTCTATTCCTTTATTCCCTTTAAATACAGGAGTATTTACATCTCTTCTATACACAACCTTTCTAACCATTTTAGGGTCACCGTTTCTATCTAGAATAAGGTTACCATCTTCATCTGTTGCCACCACGTCCTTAAAAACTCTGATGATAACATCTCCGTTACGAATGCGCGGGAAGTACCCCTGCTTTCTTCCGTTTGTCAGAGCTTCCAGTACGCTTATGTATTCAGATAGCGCCGCTGATACCTCTGCAGGTACCGCGCCTGTGTCATTCAGTTCAAGTTTTTTAAGAGCGTCTATAAATAACTGATCTGTCTCAGGTATATTAAGTTCTTCTCTGTTAAGTTCTCTCTCTGCTAAGATAGAATTTTCTGCATTGGTTATAGTATTATTAAAATTAACCACCCCTTGTTTATCTGCTTCTTTCTGTAACCCTTCTTTTGTTGTAAAGATAGTAGTGGTGATGACGTTGTTCCATAAAGAATCAGCTGTGTTCTGTTCTTGTTGAAGAGCATTGACAATGGCTGGATCAGTCAGCGTGATCATCCCATTGTTTACAGTTATTGCCCCTCCTTCCAGCACCTGTTCCCCGTCTCCTACATATTGTTCAGACTCTAGATAACTTAGCTGCTGGTATGGATTCTTATAAGGACTGGCATTACTTACATATCTTTGCCTATCCTGTGCAGTGACCCCCGGTATGGTGATGGTGGCTACACTAGATTCAGCCACGTCTGATACACCTGAGAATTCAATACGAATTCCTAGGTCATCTGCAACAGTACGCATGATCCTGTAAGCTTTTCTTTTTTCACGGGGTAGTGACAAGGCCACTGTTCTACCTTCAATACCCTGAGTAATAATAGAAAACCATTCCTCATTGTACTTCTTTACCAGATTATATATAGGTCTAAGTTCAGGGTACCTGTCAGCTAGTCTTTTATTAGAAGACATAAACTTCATGTAAAGGCTAACTCTGTTGAGCATTCCTTGAGAACCATTATCTGTAAGGTTTCCTGTACTGCTTCCACCGTTTCGTGGGCCGTTCTCATTTACAGCTGCTTGTATATCCCTTACATTCTTATCTTGATCAGGAGTAGTGGAGACAGTAGAAACAGGTTCACTTCTGGTGCTGTTTATATTTTCAAATCTTCTGGGATTAAATTCCATGTTATTTCTAGGATCAATCTGGAGGAGGGGAACCTGCTCTTTAAGGTGTTCTATTAAAGAAGGGTCTACTCCCGGTGTACTTTCTAAATTTTCTATAATAGCATTTGCATCTTCCTGTAAGATTACAGGAGAATTACCGGGGCCTCCGGGTAAGTAAGGCCTGCCATCTAAGTCTGTTAAAAACTCTCGTCTTGTGCCAGAAGGTATAAGATTACCTTCGTTAGAAAGGACTAAAGGATACTTAGCTGTATCTATATCCTTTTTTCTATTTTCTCTGTAGGTAGAAATATTATCATAAGCTGCTTTTAAACTAGGATTAGCTTTAAGAGACGCCTGAAACCTAGGAGTATTAATTACTTTGTCCATCTCTCTAATTTTATTTTGTCTTTGAAGAAAAGCCTCTCTTATTTTTCATTTGTTTCTGTAGGAATAGTTTCGGCTACTTGAACCTCTGCCTCCAAATCCGCAAGTTCCATGTTTAAATCTAGGTATTCTTTTAAAAATACAGCTGAACCTTCTCCATCATAAGAAAAAGAAAGACCATCTCTATCTGTCAGGCCCATTATATCTGCCTGTCTACCTACGTCAACAGCTTCCCTCTCACCGTCTAGTATTGCAGCTTCTTCTGGTGTAACAGGAGCAGGAGCAGAGGTAGGCGTAGAGGTAGGCGTAGGGCTACTATCTACAATTGCCTGTGCTTCCAGACCTTCAAAGTCTGCCACGGTGATGTCTCTTACTCTGGTCCTACCTTCTTTATCTGTATCAGTAAACCGAATGACCTCTTCTTCTTCCACCACCTGTATCTCAGCAGGGTTGGCAGAGGCAGTGTCAAAGCCCTCCTCTTCTGTAACCACCTTGAGCTTCTCTTCAAACTTCTGTAGCTTCTCAGCCTTCTCTCTCTGAGCAGCTTTACTATCTGTCTTTACAGCCCTTACCACTGCACCGGGAGAGAACCCTGCTATGCCACCTTTGACAGCAGCTTCCAGAACATGAAAACCAAAGTCTTCACCTTCTTTACCAGTGGAACCCTCTGCAAGGAGTGTGCCTATGGCTTCCTGTGCACCCTCTGTTACACCTTCCACTGCAAACTGTTCTGCACCTCCTCTGGCAGCGCCTCTTATCTTGCTCCTGCTCTGCGGCCTTCCTCTTACAAGGTCTCTGGCCTGTGCAATGATGCTTGCCTCTGCTCTGAGGACATTACCATTGGCATCTGATAGGGCATCTGTTGCAGTCTTCTTGGCACTCTTGAGTACCTCGTCTGGAAGACCTGTCCTGCTCATCAGATCACTGGTAGCTTTAGAAGAAAACTTTCCTCCCAGTAGTCTGACAAAAGGAACAGCAGCAGCGGCTGTGTCCAGTGCGCCTATGAGAAGACCACCTGTCAGGGCAGTGGAGGGGTCTTCATAGGTCTTATCATCTGTCAGGCTTTCCATCTTTAACTGGGTCTCACCTGCTCCCATCAGAGCAGAGGGAAGGAAGGCACCTGCACCTGCCGCAACCCCTACTCCTGCTCCTGTCAGGCCCAGAGGAATAGCACCTATGGTGGCTACGCCTGCACCTGCTAGGGCTATGCCCATGGAGGGGAGGGTTTCTCCTAGGGTTTGAATAACAAAGTCAGTGACATTGTCACCAAACTCTACGTCATCTAGAGTTACTTGCTTATAGGCAGCGGCAGATTCTTGAGCCTCTTGCAGGTTTTTTTCTTGAAGGTCTCTCCCGTATTCCTCCATACCTTCTATGTCAAGACCCTGACCAAGGGCTTTGATACCTGCGCCTATGGCAGCTTGTGCTGTGTCTGCACCGTAGGCCAAGGCAGGGAAGAAGTTATCATCTGAAGGAGGAGGGGGAGCGGCAGGCGCAGAAGGTGCTTGTATCCTGTCTGTTATATAGGCAATAATATCTCCATCAGACAGACCTTCAAATTCAGGGAACATAGAGCGGTCCAGTGACTCTACTTCCTCCTCTGGGATCACACCTGCTTTTGGTATCTCCAGAGTTCCTGTTGGAATCTCTAAAGCCATAAGAATTATGCCTTATTTTTAGCTTGTTGTTCTTGAAGTTGCCTAACCTGTTCTCTAAGCAACTGCTCATTATAAAGCTTTTCTTGTGTTGCTGCCATAATTCCCCTATTATTCTTTTATTATAACACTAAGTTCTCCAGTATGCAACTCTTTTCTTTTTAGGTGGGTCATCCCACTCTGGGTCTTCAGGATGTTCAAGATGCCATGACTCTTTC